TTCCATAGCCGCTCAAAGTGCGATATCCCAACATCTTAGGATTCCACTTGAGGACCAGATCATTCTTAACAGATGTTTAACAGGTCATCATCTAGTATACAAAAAGAGCAAGGGTGCGGAAGTAGAAGGATATAAGCAACAGTGGGGACAGCTAATGGGTTCGCCTACTAGTTTTCCAGTTCTGTGTTTAGTGAATTTGGCAGCCACTCGGCTGTCTTATGAGCTTATGCATGGACGAAAATATACTCTTAAAGAGTTACCACTTGTTGTTAATGGTGATGATATCCTCTTCCGTGCCATCAATCATGCTCACTACGAACTGTGGAAGCACATTACCAAGGTGTGCGGTCTGAAGTTCTCCATCGGTAAAAATTACACCTCTCGGAATCTTTTGGTTATTAATTCCGAGCTGTATAAAGTCACACGTAATGGGTTACGGCAGTTACCTCAACTCAACATGCGCCTCCTCTATGGCGGTACCCGATCCACCGCCGGCGGACTAACACTGCAACCAGAAGATCTTTTAAGGTCACTGGTGTCCGCTCAGGGAATGGGGGAGGAATTCTACGGAAAACATATAGGTACGGACAAGACATTTATTGATGAAGAGTATAGGAAGTCAAAGACCGGCAGAGCTGTTATGGCAAAGCTGGAGGCGATGAAATATCCTCCGACTACTAAGAATGTCCTGACAATGCATGCTCTCAGAGAGCGTGTTGGAGAGTGGGAACGTGAACAACCTGCTCGATTAGAATCGTACAAGAAGTGGTTCGTTACCGTAGATGCACGTCAGAATGTCTTCACTAAACAACTCAAGGGAGACTTCGGATTTGACAATGTTGATGCGGAGGTTAGAGAAGGGTTACCTTTCTTCCGGTCTCGCCAGTTGAGACAGTTAAGAACATTCAGTGGGGAATTTCCCCGACTGAATCGCTTAACATTGGCGAACTATTTACCTCGTACCTTAGGGGGGCTTGGTCTTAAACCCCCACCCAGTCACCGCTACACGAACATCGATTGTGCAGTAGCGCAGCTTGCCCATGATTCACCAGCCGGGGCTTTCGCCCTGGTCCAAATGAACCACATTGGGCTCGTTCAATCGCATCTCATGGCCTGTGCCACCTCGGAAGTTTCCGGGGTTTGCAGGACTTTAGGTGTGAAACCTAAGTTTATCTTAGAGAACGAGTTGGATGAACATAAAGAGCGATACGGAACAGCTGAAAGTCCGTTTACTGGG